ACCACTATTACGGTCTATCTCAATAATAGTATGATGTCTTACTTCTAAATATGCCTTTAGATTTTTTCCTATAAATCCATCAGAACCAGTTAATAATATTTTCATAATAAATTCTCATTGTTTAACTCTTGTTTATTTTCAAAAACCAAGTGTTTGCTGTTGAAGCAGAACCATTTGGAAATTCTTGCGCTCTATAATCATCTGTATTTACATATCTTTGTTGATAATCTCCTGAACCTGTCAAGATTGTATCTGCCATACCAGAACCTCTATTTGTTCCTGATGAATAACTGTAAGTTATTTTATATCCATCTACTGAAGCAGCTGCTGTATTTTTAAGAGCATTGCCTATTAAAGTATTAAAATCTGCTATTACATATTCTCTTAAATCATTTCCAGCAGTAATGTAAAGTGGTGTTAGTGTAGATTGATTATTACCATCTAATCTATGTAAATAATAATTTTGAATTGTTGTAGGATTATCCAATGCGTGGTCTCCAATTGTTCCTGCTGAATATTGAGAAGTATCTGCTTGAGTATTTACATAAATTGGTGTTCCATTAACTAAAGTAGAACCTGCAACACTATTTGAAGTATTAATATGATACGTTCCACCTTGGTCTGTTCCTAAACTTGCACTTACTAATAAATCTATCGCAGGATGAATAAAAGTATCTTTAACATCTTGCAATGACATTGCTTGAATATTATTAGTTGCTGTTCTATAACAAGGCCAAGTTTTTCCTGAATCAGTTGGCGCTGAACCAGAGGTTACAGTTTGACTTACTTTATCGTAGGTAACAGTTACAGTTGAAGGTTCTGCTGTTGTTGATTCAGGTGGAAAAGATGAAGCGTCTGTTGACACAACACCTGCTTGTTGTCTTGTATCTGTTATTGATCCTATATTACCACCAGAATTAACTACTGATAATGAAACAGATGGCGCTAATGAATATTGATAGATTGATTGTGAAACAATTTCATTGACTTCGGCAGAAGTCATTTCTTTCAAATTGCCTGCGCTATAATATAGAGGAGCTCGTATAGCCATAATTAATACCCCTAACTCGCACTACCAACAATCGTCTTTTGCGCTACCCCTGCTGAATTGTATATTACTAAAGATACTGAAGCAGTAAAAATACTACCAGTCGCATATCCTGTTGTGTTTGTTAAAGCAACTGTTCCTGTTGCGTCAGGAAGTGATACTATTTGGTCACTTGTTGGATCAACTACAGTTAAATTTGTTTCAAAACTATCATTTGTTGCACCTTCAAAAAAGATAGATTTATTTTGACCTATCAATAAAGAATTAGATATAGTAATTTGGTCTCCTGATAAAGTACCAATTTGATTTACTAAAATATTTCCTAAAACTCGTAAGCTATCATTAATAATTAATTCAGTAGAATCTGTAGATGAAATTTGATTACCAGAAACTTGAATTGTTCCTAATGTATGAGTTCCACCTGTACCTACAACTGTTCCAAAAGTACCTGTACCACCAGATACTTCAGCAGTTGTTTGTATATTTTCGTTATCAAAGTTTACATAACCACTTGAGTCTGTAATATAACCACTTGATAAAGTTAAATTACCTGCATTTACAGTCGGAGCTGATACAGAAGTTGTAATAGATACATCATCTGTTAATGACATTGTTAATATATCTGGAACAGATACAACAGCATTTATTTGGTTTGATGTTCCAAGAAATCTAGCTGTTTGACCTGCACCAACTGTTTGTACAGTTGAAGTGGCGTCTTCCATCTTCCAACCAGCAGCAGAAAATATTTGACCAGCTAATTCATTAACTGCACCAATAACAGTTGTTGCTGACATTGAAGAGTCTAACGTTCCTATATCGCCAAAATCATCAGCCGCCAAAGCATTAAACTCTAGTCTTAACGTTTCTAACGTTTGTTCTGGTAATATTTGTCTTACTGCCATTTTACTCTACAACCTTCTTAATTAAATCTTTTATTTCTCTTAATTCTTTCTTTAAATTATTTATCTCGGAACACACACCTCTTAATTTGTCTGCGTTCTCTTCTCTTTGTCTTACTCTTCTCATATAAACAGCATATTCGTTGCTTGTTCTTACTATTGCATTAGTTTTAACATCTCTAATTAAATCTGCGTGTCCTTCAACTTTCAATATACCCATTTTCTTATATCGCCAATGCTATCGTTCTCATATCTCTTACAATTGGAGGATATGATGATATTGACCCTTTCATTACTATTTTAATTTGAAATGATGTAAATTGATTCAACCCTGCTACAGAATATTTGTATTCTTTAAATGTTGTATCATTTTCAGCAGGAGCTATTGATGTATCTTCTGAACCATCTGTATTAAATGGTGTCCAAGATAAATCTTCAATTTTACTTTCACCTTCAGCACTTAATGTTCTATGATAAACTTGTATAGTTGAACTTGACCTAATATTTGAAGTCAATCTAACATCTAAAGATGTTGAAGAATTTTCTAACACTACAGGTTTAGTTAAATAAACAGCAGCTGTTGATGAACCTGTTGAAGCAATATCATCAACAAAATCTGGTGTATTACTAGAAGTTGGATTATTTAATCTATTTGAAATTACAAAAGCACTCATTCTTTGTGTATCTAAAACTGGTGAAACTTTTGTATTAGTAGTTAAAAGTTTTAAATTTAAGAAAAATGATTTTTGACCTGACATTTCATTTGTTTCATTTATTCCACTCATTATAGCTTTTGGACTATTAAAATGTATATTTTCAGAATTAACAACAGCAACTTTATTTGCAACTGGAGTTAAACTAAATTCTGATTCTGAACCGTGCATTGATTGTCCAGTAGTTGGTCTAATATACCATTCAATACTTGTATCAGGTACTTTCATTGTTTGAACACCTGATAAATTTAATACATCATATTTTCTATTTTGTGTTGCTGTCACAGCATTACTTCCAATATCTCCTGAAGTATTTGCATTTGTAGAACCTGGTATTTGTATATCATAACTATCTAAAGTTACGTTTGATATAGTCGTATATGTTCCATTAATTGAACTATGTGCTAATCCATTATATGTTCCTGCTGGTATTCCTGAAATGGTCACATTGTTTGATGTGCCGTGCATTCCGTGATTTGGATGATAAACTCTAACAATATCAGAACCATTTGTTGTTCTAATTGGATTGTTTTTAAGTGTTCTAGCTGGTAAAGTATCATTTGTTAAATGAACATCTCCAGTTACATTTTCAAATTCTGCTCTCTTCAATGTAAATTTAATATCTTCGTTTTGTTCAGTTGTCCAAGTTACACCATTTTGTGATTTAAACATTACACCAGCATATGGTTGTGCTGATATTGTTCTATCTGAACCTATTACGGTTTCTCCTAATCTTCCAACATAACAATTATAATCAGTTGAGTTAGCCATTAATACAAAAGAATATTCTGTATTTTCTTGTACATATACAGGACTTGGAAACGTAAATGTAGTTTTAACTGTTGCGTCAGTACTTACATTAACATCAGCTGGATTTAATGACAATTCACTAAATGGTAATATATTTTGTCCTGGATAACCGTTTACTGTATTTCTAATTTGTAAAGTTAAAGGTATATTAGCGTCTTTAGAACTGAAAAATAAATCTATAGATGTTAAGAAAACACCTCCAGCGTCATCAATCATAAATGTTTGTGCTAATGGATCGTGATAACCAACTTGTCTAGCTGCCCCTCGTTGGACATCTGTTCTTGTAATATTTTCTGTTTCGTTAGTTGCTCTAAATTCAACACCCGCTGTTCTTGTAGAGATAATTGTATTTTGTACTGTTTCTATAATTCCTCTGGCAATATATTCAGCATTAGCAGCCGTATCTGGCGCTTGTGTTAAAACATTTGTAGATGAACTTGTTAATCTAAAAATTCTTTGACCTGTTCTCCATCTTGGATTTGAATCTACTTTAGGATCAGGTATTGCAAAAGTTCCCGTTACAGAACCGTTAGTATCCGTGACAAGATTACCACCTAAAGAACCACCATTTGGTGTTATGTAAGTAGATACATCATCACTATCAAAGAAAGCATAAACTCTTGTATTTGGTCTCATTCTTGTAGCTGTAAATGATACTGTTCTACTTCTAATAAATGGAACAAACGCTACACTTATAATTCTATCACCGATATTTGTAGTAACTGTTTTTGGAACTAATACTTGTCTAATTCCTGTTCTTGTTCTTGTACCAGTTGATGTAGTTGTTTGGATATCTCTTTCCATAACTCTCCAACCGTGACCACCTCTTTGTTCAAATTGTTCTGTACTATTAGTTGTTTGTTGTCCAGTCCAATTATTTGTCCACTCGTTCCAAACTGTTCCTAATTCTACAGATTGAAGATTTGGATTACCAGAATCCTTAACTAAAGTATCCCAAGAACCATCATCATTTGTAATTGTTAATTCTGGCGCTCTTTCTGTTTCTTTCCATTCATCATTTGCTGGTGTTAATGCAATTGAACCTATCCAAGTAAATATTCCAAATGGGTTAACATTAATTGATTTACTTGCATAAGGTTGAGTTATTAAAGCATTTTCACTATAAGGTAGTGTAATTAAATCTCCTGTTTTTTGATATTGTCCAGCTGTTCTATCAGCGGCAAGAATAGCTGTACCATCACCATCACTTTCAATAAGTTGAATAGCATCCTCATTAAATGTTGGTCTCATTTCACCTTTTGCCATATCCATTGAAACTTTATAATCTGCATTTCCTGGATCACCTATTGAGTGTCCTGTGAAATTATCTACAACAAATCCATTTTTAAATCTATCAAAACCATCTGCGTCTTGTATTTGTAATGTTTGAGCGGCAACTTCTAATAAAGATAATTGAGTATAATATTCAACATTTTCTAATCTTCTTTCTAAATGTCCAATATCTCTCATTGTATATCTTCTGTTGTCAACTGTTTCTATACTAACGTCTGCTGTGTTTATTCCATAACTAGGTAAAAACAAAGTGTACATATGCATAGCATTATCTAAAGAACCAGGAATATCTGGTGTTGATGAACTTGCACCACTTAATACTTGAAATTTTCCATTTGAGTCTAAAAATATTTTATCAACTCTTTGTAAATAATATTCAAAGTCAGAAGTAATATCTGTACCAAATTTTATTATATCTAATTCTGAAGCACCTGTACCGTCATAAGTACGGTCTTGATTACCTGAATTTATTGTTGAAGAGTCATTAACTCTTGGTCTAAAATCTAAAGTATCTCTTAATTCAAATCTTTCACCAGTTGTTGCTGATTCGTATGATGGAATATCTTCATAATTAACAACACCTGCATAAGAGTCTACATCAAAGTAATCTCCCGAACCGTGTGAGAAATAACTAAATGTAACTAATAATCTTCCTGTAGGTGTTAATGCACCTGTTTTTAATCTTAATCTTCCAACATCATAGAAGTTATCTCTTTGTCCTGTATCTACATTAAATCTATCTGTAATATTTGTATCACTTGTAGTTGCAACTGTACTAAAGTCAGCAGCCATATGAACACTATCTACTTTATAAACATCTGCTTTAGCTAAACCGATTATTCCACTTTCTATAATTGCTTGAGAAGAAATTGCTACTGTTTGCGAACTATTTAAAGTTTTAGATTTAGAACCTGCAACACTTCTATTAACTGTTGCTAAAATTTTTATTTTATGTCCTGCATAACTAGTACCAAAATTCAATGTTAAAGTTTTACCAGTTGGAGAACCACCTAATGAAAATATTGTTTGTGCTAAATGGTTAGTACCTTCTAAACTTAATACATCTCCCACAGCACCAGAACCACCCCCACCAGTTGCCATAATAGATACAGAAAAATCTTTTTCTGCTAATCCAGTAAATGTTTCATTTGTTCCTGCTGTAATTGAAGCGTCACCATTTCCTGATAGTGTTGCTGTAAAATTTCTTCTAACTGCAAAATTTGTATCTGTTATACCAGAATTATTAGTTGTCTTTAATGTCTTAATAGTTTCGTGTGGCATTTTAAAGATAGAAATATTTTTACTTGCTTCTTTAACTTCACCACGTCCTCTAGTAAAAGATGATTTAGTTACGTTTGCACCTGCACCAGTAGTTACTGCAAAACTTGTATCATTAATAACATAAGCAACTTCATTTGTTTCAGAAAGAGGAGTATCAGTTGTATATGTAATTTTATCTCCAGGTCTTAATTCATCTGTAAATCTTGTACCAAATCCATTGATTGTTTTTCCTGCACCTGTTACAGATATCGTACCTGTCAAATTAACATTATCAGATAATACATCCGAAGTATACGTAGGAGAACCTGCCATTGCAACTTGTTTAATGTCATCTGTTCCAAAAGCTCTTACTCCTTTTCTTCCTAGTCTATCTGCTTGTATAGTTCCTGTATTACTTGATGTTCCACCTGTGATTGTTTCATTTTGAGCAAAAGAACCTTGTACATTTGAAAGTACTACAACTCCGTGAGTTGCCGTACCACCTGTACCAGGATTTGTACAATTAACAGGAGTTGTTCCATCTTCTTTATACAGATACCAATTTGTTCCACCCTTATCTCTAACTGTAAATATTCCACCAGTAGTTATAACTGAATCAATTGCCCAAGAACTTCCAACACCTGCAATTGTTATTTGTTGTCCATCTTGTAATTGATGAGCAGTTGCAATTTGAACTTCTGCAGGATTTGATTGAGTTATATTATTAATAGTAACTGTTTCTCCTGTTCCAACTGATTGAACTATACCAGTAGCACCTGAAGTACCTCCTGTTACAGTTTCGCCAGTTGTAAATGTTGTTGCTTCTCTAATATTTAAGTGAGTAAATAATTCTAAATCAAATATGTAATGTTTAAAAACTGAACTATTTAAACCTAAACTTGAAAAAATATTATTTGTAGCAGTACCAGTTGAATATTCAAAACCTCTTGATTTAGCTCTTCCTATTGTACTAATACCTGAAAGACTTCCAGCGTTAGCAGTTCCTCTAACAGCAGTTGCTGATTTATATAAAGAAAGTCCTTTATATGATTCTATATCACCTGAAACGAAACCAACATCTGGCGAACCATAAACATTAGTTACATTTAAATAATTACCTACATCATATCTAGTTTTTAAATTTGATTGTGTATCAAAATCTCTTGATTTATTTACATCAACAAAAGTTGTTCCTAATTTTTCTATTTCATAACCTTTAACATATGCTTTACCTGGAGATAAACCTATTGCAAATTTAGATGAATCACCACCTGAACCTGAAGCGTAAATACCTCTATTATTTCCTGATAGTAAATGTTCTCTAATATCTATCTCAAACCCTTTAGTAATATAATCACCTGATTCGTCAAACGTTCTACGAGCAAAAGTATCTTCTAATACTCCGTATTCTGTATTTCTAACTCTATTTTGTAAAATACCATTTTTTAATCTTAATAATTCTAAAAAGTTTTTATCTGCTGTTGAAGCTATAGATAATTTTGTTAATGTTAAATCAATTTTAAATCTATGAGCACCAGGAGCATTTTGATTTGATGATCCTTGAGCATTATCATTTAAACTTGCGTCTTCATTTGGAGTTACAAAAGATTCTGTAACTGTTAAACCTACTCTATAAGAAGGTGTGTTTGTATATTTGTCAAGAACAACAGTTTGTCCTAATACTTCAACGTGATATCCATTAATATAATAAACTCCTTTTTGAACTTCAGCAGCACAACCTATATGTGTTGAATCAACAGTTGCTGTAGCAGCTAAACTATTGATTGTACAATTTAAAGTTTCTGAATCAGAAAAAGCAGTTGATGTATTATTTGATCCACTTGTTGAATATTTTACATATAATGTATCTGGATCAGTTCCATCTGCAACTGCAACATCTATAACTTTTGCAACAAGTCCTGAAGTTGCACCTGTTAAAGTTACACCTTTATAATCTGCTAAAGTTGAGTTTGATTTTGCTGAAAGTTTTACTGAAGTTAAATTTAAGTCGTACCCGATTTCTCCAGGTATAACCATAGCACCTTTTTCAAATAGATGGTCTGATACCCTCTCTACTTGATTTTGAAGTTGAGTTTGTGATTGTGTTAATTCTCTCGCCTGTACAGCAAATGCTGGTCTAAAAAGAACTCTATGAAACTTTTTACTTTCGTCAAAGTCATCATAATAGGGCGATAAATTAAAATCTGTTGGACTTGGCATTTATCTCTCCTAAAATTCTATAATCAGTTTGATATTCTCGGTTTGGTCAGCAGCTCTAGTGATTGGTGCTCTATTTTCTACATAGACTATTTCACCTGAACCGTGGTCAATTTCTGAACTAGAATATCCATTTGCAAATACTTGACTATTAACTGTACCTGTTGTTGTTGCAGGTGTTAAAGTCGCTGATGTATCTGCACCTGTAATAATATTTGTGCCACTAAACGCTGTTTGATTACCGTTGCTATCTACTCCCTCATCATTGTGTCTTGTTTGAATATAATATAATATTTTATTTGATGGATCCCATTCTACAACTTTACCAATTGCACCTGTACTTGCTTGTGAAATTTTTTCATCTACAGAAAATGTTCCTGTGTTTCCAGAACCAACAACTGCTGAAGTTGCTCGTAGTGTAGTAGCCGTAGCGGCAACTCCACCTGCTTTTGGGTCTCTTATCAAACTTACTTGTCTAAAGTCATTTGCAACAGTTACGTCACCTGAATTTGCTGATTCAGTTCCTTCTAAACTTGTATTTAACATAACAAAGAAACCACCTAACTCTTGTACTGCGTTGTATCCGTGTCCACCGTTTGGTTCAATTATTACATCTAATTCTGTACTGATTAATGATCCACCACCAGCGGCATTAATATCTGTAAGTTTAATATATCCGTATGTGTATCCTGTTCCTGGAGTAGTTACGGTTACACCTGTAACTGCACCTGAAGCAATAGTTACTGAACAAACTCCACCTGATCCATCTCCTCGTATTGCAACACCTGTATGTGTTCCATCTGTACCAGCTGAACCTGCTGTTTTAATTTTAATTATATTAACTGCACCATTTACAGCAGCCGAACTAACTGTTGCATTTGTACCAACTGCCATAAAATCTACAGATAAGAAATCTGCTTGTTGAGAAGCAGTTAAAGTGTACATATACTTCCACTTATATCCGTCAGCAGTTGTTAATATTGTTGTTGATGTTCCTGTAGGTTCTACAGTTGAAGTTGCATTATTATTATTATCTAAACATTTATATACGTTTCTAGCAGTAGTTAAAACATAAAAAGTTGCGTCATACAAAGTAGCAGCACCACTATTTGAAGTTTGTGCTGTTGTTCCACCTGTTATATATCCACCGTAATCGTGTCTGTAATAATCATAAACTGTACCAGTTATCCAATTTCTTCTAGGAACTACAAATCCAGCATTTGTACTTGCAATTTTTTTACAAGCAAGCATACTATCGTATGTAAAATTTTGTGTGTTTTCATTATCAGGAGGAGTTACAGGTAATAAATCTGTACCCTCGTTATTTGTTCTACCATCTCCTCTTGTTGAAGTAGTAAATCCTTGAGGTCTTCCTATTCCTAAATAAAAAGTATTTCCTGAAGCTTCAGAAAACGCTTCTTGGAACTGTTCCGAGTTGTGTATTCTGAATTTATTTGTTATAATCGCTGGCATTTATTTTCCTTTATCTATATTTATACAAGTTATTCTACGCTTCTATTTCTATAATTCTAATTGTACTTAAAACTGTTCCACCAAACATTCTTGAACCTGCTTGACCATTAAATGTAAATGTTCCTGCTGTTGCAATACTTCCACATCTTACTTTATATGTTCTAGCAGTAGTATTTCCAGATGTTTCTGAATACATAACTGTCATATTACCCATACTTGTAGCGTCTTTTATAAAGTTAGATGTAAATGCTAATGCGTCTGCGCCTGTATCTTTATATATTCCTGCACCACCTCTAGTACCTGCTGATTGTGAATAAAATATTTGTGCTTCAATCATTAATGTACTTGTAGCAGATTTAGGAGTTATTGCTAAAGTCATATACTCATCTCCTTCAGTATTTTGAGGAATTGTGTCGTCTTCTGGAAATATTGTTGTTCCTGTATTAACAGCACCTGTTTGAGTATTAACTTGTTGTAAAACTTTTCCTGATCCTTTTGTATTAACTTCTATTGTACCTGCCATAGCTGGATGAGCAGTACATACGTAATATATAGGTCCAGATTGGTCGTGTGGTACATCAAAGTATAATACACCGTTTGTTTTTTCTTGAGCATTTAATCCTGTTGTAACTGTTCCATCTGAAGCAACGTGTGTTAATCCTGTTGAAATTCTATTTGATGAATTGAAAGCACCACTTGAAGTTTGTATAGCAAAAGGATGTGATCCTGATAAAGCAGATAAATCAAAAGCAAAAGTTGTACCTTGTTTTATAAAAATTTTTGGATTATCAACTGTTCCATAGTGTGAAGTAAATCTATATGAAGTTGTACTATTATAAGTTACTGCAAATCTTGCTGAAGCGTCTTCGTATCTACCAATTGTTCCACCAAGTGAACCTGCTTCAAATCTTGTTGTTGAAGCATTCCATACAAGTCCCTCACCATTTGCAATTCCTGTTATATTAACATTTGAGTGTCTATCAACACCATCATTTTCTGTTAATAAATTTATCCAACCTGACGCTGAAGCGATATAAGGTTTAAGTGTTGCTTCATCTAAAGCAGGCGAACCTGAATAAGTTGCTGCTGTAGGAAAACTAGCAAGGTTAGGATGATTAAATCTTATTGCTGATCCTTGTCCGTTAATTGTTATGTAAGCAGAACCAGTTATTGATAATCCACTTACTTGCGTTGCACTTGATCCTAATTCAACTGCTGTATAACCAATAGTAACTGAATTATTTGCTAATTGTGTATTTACAATCCCAGCACTTGCGTCTAATTCTGTAGTTGTAATTCCTGAAGCTTTAATTTCAATTAAATCTCCACTTAAAGTTGTTTGTATACCGTTACCACCAGAAAATTTTAAAGTATCACCTTGTACTATAGTATTAATTGATGATGTATCATCAGCAAAAGTAAATAACGTACCTGTAATTGAGTTTGATCCAGTATCTATTGTTTTATTTGTTAAAGTTTGTGTTCCATCTTTAGTTGCAACATCACCTGTTGGTGTGTTGATAACTGGACTTGTTAATGTCTTGTTTGTTAAAGTTTGTGTTCCATCTTTAGTTGCAACATCACCTGTTGGTGTGTTTATAACTGGACTTGTTAATGTCTTGTTTGTAAGGGTTTCTGTACCAGCAATTGTCGCAAAATCATCATCTGTCAAAGCAGTATTAAATTCTGCTACGGTTCCTGTAATTGTATTAACACCTAAAGCTATTGATTTATTAGTTAATGTATCTGCTGATGTTTCTGTAAGAACTGTACCGTCTATTGCTATTTGAACTTCGTTATTACCAACGGTTGTTGTAATACCATTAGCACCAATGAACTGTAATTTTTCACCAAGATTTACTGTATCTACTGTAGAACTTGTATCTTCAATAGTAATATAACCTGTTAGATTACTACCATCACCAATCGCTGTATAGATTTCGTCAAAATTTTGATTTATGATACTACCACCACCACGCAGGTTAGTACCTGTTCCATCATTGGATACTGTTCCTAAAAATATTGATTGTTTAGCCATTTCTTCCTTTAAATTACTTTACTATTTATAATCTTTTACGGTGTTGTATCATCAAAAAGTGGTCCTTCATCATCCCACCTTACAACTGTATTACTGAAGTCATTTTGGTTAAATGTAATTACCGAAGGAAAAGCAGTCATCATCTTAACATTTTTACCATTAGGGTCAGAAGACATTAAGAATATTCCACTTTGTCCATCTAAACTAGTCCTTGTTCCAAATACTTTTAATTCATTGAATGCTCTAAATGTATATCCTGAATCATTTGCAAATACAGTAGTTGCGTATTTGTTAAGTGTTCCCCAACGTGGTCCTGCATATGCGTGACCAGATTTAACAAATTGATTACCGATTGTTGCTCTTTTTCTACTTAAATAATCAAAGTCTATTCCAGCTCTATTTAAAGTTACATCCCTTTGATTAGGACCAAAATGTTCATTTGTTTGTGGGTCTAAATCAATTGTTCCTGATTCAAGAGCATTTGCTCTTAAAGATGTTCCATCATCTACTGTTCCTAATCTTCTACCAAATATTGTAGAGAATAAAGTATTAAGAATTGCAATTAATGGTATTTCAACTTCTTGTCTACCTGAAACAGCACCAATCATTGGTAATGATCCTCTGGCGTCTATTCTATTTGTAATATCTACTTGACCTGTAAAATAAAATCCTGCTGTATGCATTGTCTTTTTAAATGCATCCCGCCATACTGCAATAGAACTAGCAACTTTCAATACATAAGAAAAATCTTGATAGTATAAACTATCTTGTACTTTCATTGTACTTTCAGATAACTTACCATCTTCATTAATAAAAATTCCATCTGTATCTGCAACTGAAACTACATTAATTGTTGCTGAAGCAGGATCATTTTTTGCAATAGTTCCTGAACCACCTGAATCTGCTGATAATAATTGTCCTTCTGTAAATGTACCTGTAATATCTTTTATTCTTAATACATTTGTATTAGGGTTATAGGCAACAATTGTTCCTTGTCCACTAGATGTTGTACAAGATTGTCCTACTGTAAAGTTTCCTGTTGCACCTGATAATATAGCACTATTATAAAATGCCAATGTTGGAGGAGTAGGAGCGTCTTGATAATTTTTTCCTAATTCAACTGTTTTTAATTTAACAATTCTTCCAATCTCATTACCCCACGCATTTACAGTTCCAGTTGAACCTGTTGATGAGTTTATAGTTACAGTAGGTAAAGAAGTATATCCTGTACCATTATAAGTTAAAAATATTTTTTCAATTGTTCCATTGCCTGTATCTTTTTCTTGCATAATACTATTACCAAAATATAGGTCACCTGCCATAGTACCATCTTCTAAAACTATTTGGTCAGAATCTTCAGCAGCAACACCACCATTAATAACTCTTACAAATCCAGCGGCATCCCTTCCGTTAGTTCCACTATTATCAAATACTAATTTATCACCAACTGAATAGTTTGCGCCTTTGTTAGTAATTACAATTTCTGTTAATTCACCTGAACCAACTTCATCAATGCTAAATATAGCACCAACACCACCTGCGATAACTTTAATTACATCACCAGGTTCATTTAATGTTCCATCATTTGTAAGTACTTTTGTTCCTGGTATTCCTGTTACAGTTGCTTTAATATACCAATCGTCTTCATCTGAAGCAGTACCTACTATTTGTTCACCAATTTGAAATGTACCTTGCATAGAATCATTATTTAAAATAAATTCTGTAACTGTATCTGAACCAATTTGATACTTATTAACATTTTCAATAATTGCATATGCATTACTAGTTGAACCTGTTATTGTTCTTCCAACTAATTGTGCTGTATCGCCAGTATCAGCAATTGCTCTTAATACTTTTAATGTATCATACTTACCATCTGATACTCTTAATAAATTCTCTCTTGGATAAAATGTTTGTGATTCTTCATTAAATAATATTCTAAAAAATATTTCGTGTCCTTTATTAGTACCTTTAGAACGATAAAGAGATTTAACATTTTTTATAAGATTTCTTTTATCAACTTCGTTAGCTAATTTATCTGGTAGTGTTGCAAGAAACTCATCTCTAAAATTTGATAAGAAATTACTAATTACATTATCTGGATCTCTAAAGTTAACTAGGTCGGCAATATTATTTACTGGATTAGGTTTATAATCACTTATTACTGCATAAGCATTTGACTGACCACCTACAATTGTTTCACCATCTAAAAATTTACTGTTAGCAGTTATGAATAAACGTCCACTATCTAAATCTTCTGATAATACAACAGCAGTTGCGTTAGAAGTTTGTCCTGTAACTGTTTCACCTCTAGTAAATTTACCATATTCAGTACCAGAATATTTTTCAAAAATAATTTTATCACCTGCGTCAAGTGATGTTCTTGCACTACCTTTAGCACTTGCGTTTAATACTAAATTATTTGCTTGATTAGTTTCTGTTTCTAGTAAGATACCTTCTGTTGATTTAATAGAAGTTACTGATAATTCAGCAGACTCTAATAATTGGTAATAGACTTTAAGAAATTCAGCAAACTTTGGGTGTTCGCTAATTATGAATTCAGGTAGTTGACCCGAAATTATTGTTGAAATTTTATCAGTAAATTTTGCCATTAGTCATTAGTAGCTGGAAGTAGTTGTGTATCCGACACCTGCCTCAGCACTTCCTCCTACAAAACTATCAGCGGTAACTGTTATTTTTGAATTTGCAATATCCATTTCAACAATTTGGTCTCTAACTGGAACAACATCATTAGAACTTGGTGTTACTGTTAATTCAATTACAGTTGAAACTGCACCTCTTATATTTGATATACTAACAATGTTCATTGAATTAAGTGTTAATGCACCTGTTGAATAATCAATAGTACCTTGTGTTGAATTTAAATATGTTTTTACTCCACCTGACAAATAATATAATCTTACATTACCTGCGCCATCATCATCAAAAAAGCATTCGTTAGCATTACCATCTACTTTAAATCCTGATGAACTTAATATTCCACCTGAACTTGACATATGACCAGAATGTGGATTATATAATGCATTTCTAAAATAGATATTATATTTTGAAGATGTACTAATTATTGGTTGGAAATCTTTTCTTATTTTAACAGTTGTAATGTTTGATAAAATACTGTCATCTGCACCATCAATCAAACCTGTAACTTTTGAATATCTGAATACTGCGTCAAACTTTTGTAAAGTAGAAGCATTATAAGTTGTTAACTTATCAATAACATCTGCCTTTATAGTATCAGAAGTTTTTGCTGTTGCCTTTGCGTCATACTTAACATTTGAAGTAATTAATACAGAAGTTGTTTCTGGATCTTTTATAACTGGTCTTACTGAAGCAACGTTATATGGTTTTAATTGAGTTACAATATCTGCTTTTGATGTATCTGATAATACTGTTCCTGATTTTCCTTTAATTGAAATATTTACAACACCATATTGTGGAGTTTCATCATCTTCACCACCCCACGCACTTACTGAATTTGCATTTGGATAAATTGATTTAACTAAAGTTTCATAATCAGTTGCTGTAACTGCTCTATCTTGAGCAGCGTATTGTAAAGGTGCATTAAATTTTATTGAATCATTTGTTTCTGAAATTGCACCACCTGATGAATTTGAATCAGTTGTTATAGTTACACTTGTAAAACCACCAATGTTTCCTGATAATGAAAATTTTGAAGCACCATTTGATTTTGTTGTATTAGATACAATGTATTCTAATATAATAACATTACCATCTTCTAATTTATTACCTGTTACACCATCACCAAAATATACTTCATACTTATTACTTGGACCTTCTTGTATGAAATAAACTTTTGAATCACTTGCAACACTATTATAACCACCAACTAAAGAATAAACTTTTTGTGTTGTATCTGTATTACTATTTTGAACGGTAACTTTTAATGTTGAAGTATCTGCTCTATCGCTAGGTATTTCAAATTTTTGGTCAGGATCATTTGCGTCATATGTATATTTAAATGTAACCAATGTACCTTCATAAAGAGGTACGTTTTCAAATTTATAAACTCCATTTTCTGGTGTGATTGTTATATCTGCGTTAGTTACATATTCATAATCTGTTTTATCAACTGTAGTTGTAAAAACTGTTCCCTTCTGCATAGTTACAGACGAACCTGTTGCGTTATTAACAACAACATCAATTTGTGCTCTTGGTGTTCTAGGAGATGTAGGAGTATATCCTAACATCTTTGCTAATGAAACAATATTTTTTCTTATGTCTGCACTATCCAAATACATTTCGTTTGTGGACATATTTGCAATGTAAGACATATAGTGAGTATTATAAGATAGAACATCTAATAAAATATTTAAACTTGAACCTTCAAAATCATAATCTTGAAATTGTGTTTGACTTGATAAAAAAGTTTTTAAATTATCTTTTATCTTGTCAAAATCTAATTCTGATATTTCTAATTTATGTTGCGACATCTTATCTTAACCTATGTAAATTTATTGAAACTGTTTGTGGTGTTGGAACTCCTATAATATCAAAAAAAATATCTACAACTAATCTATTTTGGTCAATCTCATTTGAACCAAAATGAGTTGCGTCATTATCTTCTATTCGTACCCCATTATTAAAATCATCTCCATTTATTGTAATACCAGTCAGTTTAATTCTTGGTTCGTTATTAATTAAAACTTCTTCTATTTTTCTTTTAATATATATTGAAATTACTGGATTGTAATTTTCAAATAACATTTCTCTTATACCACAACCTAATTCTGGATGCATAGCACGTTCATAGAAATTTGTTTGTACTAAATTCCTTACAGACCTTTTTATTGCTATTGCGTCTTCAACTACATTAATATCATTAGTAACTGGATGTCTTCCGAAGTCTAAATCTATATCTCTAAACTTCCTAGACTGTCTTTTACTAGAACTTTTAACGTGTTTTGTATAATCGTCTAAAAATGCTTTATTGGTTTGTGCCATAACTGTAATATTTATAACAGTTATCCCGCTCTTACGTTATTTGATCCATCAATCATTGCTCCCATATCATAAGAATCTCCAACTCTTGCGACAGGTTTATTTTCAGCTCTAACTGTAGAGGACCCTATGTTAACTTTACCCATATGTGGAATACACGGTGGTATTAGTGATGGTATGGTATGTGGTAATGTAGGATCATTAAGTCTAGCAACTGGTTTATTATTTGCTCTAACTGTATATTGTGTTGCTTTAACACCTATAACAGTATCACAACCGTGACCAGTTGCTCCTAAATCTAAATCTCTACAAAGCTTTGGCATTATACCAAAATCCAAAGAACAACGATTACTACTGCTGCCCAATTAGGTATATCTTTTTTATTTAACCAATTTTTAATTGATTGTACGTCTATCATATCTATCATTTTAACTCTACCTTTCCTCCAGCGGACTCTATGTCTGCTTTAATTTTTTCTGCTTCTGTTTTATCTAGGTCTGATTTAATTTCTTTAGGTTTCTCTATGCATTCTTCTACAAAATTCTTTGCTTCAAGTAATCCCATATCTTTAAAAGCTCTAATTGCTTTAATGACACCGATTTTCTTACCTGCGTCAAATCCAATTAAATTAACATTGAATAAACTTGCTTCTGCTTTTTCTTCTACAGGTGCAACTGCGCTACCTTGTAATTTAGCTAAATCTAAATTCCAAGTTTTCTCTAATTTTTTTGCTAATTCACCTGCTTCAACTACTGTTAATTTTCCTAATTGTTCTATTAATGTATCAATATTTGACATATTATTTTCCTAACTTATCTTTTCTACCAATAGGTAGTTTTTGCCACTTTGTCATCTCTATACCCTTTTTACTAATCCATTCAATATAGATTAATTTACTTTTTACTTTGTTTTGAAAAGATTTAACTGCCTTTTTCCAACTCATAGCAGTTACTTCTTCATTAATTTCTTTATTATCAGTAAATTTAAACGTTCTTTCTTTTGACATTCTGTTTGCTCAACTTTCTTTTACATTTTTTATCATCACATCTGCAATATTTACAGATTTCTATTTTTCTAGCTTCCATCATTTCAAATTTAGGTTCTCCACAATGGGATTCCCTACCACAATTATTGCAATAAGTCATAGTGTTATATTTATATTAGAAATTACAATGAGCTATAGCACTTCTAACGTTTGTTTCTTTTAAATTTTCTGAATTTTCAATTGCTGATTCGCCGATTCGTTCATAATCGGGTGCCACTTTGCAATTTTTAAGATTTCCGCAAGAAATTAGAACAAAAAGAGAACAAAAAAGTAAAAAAGTATTGATTTTCTTGAATTTTTTTAACATTTTTTGAATTTTTCCCTTGACTTTCTTGAATTTTTAGTATATATTTATCGTATAAGTTGAAAAGGAGAACATTATGAAAAAAATACTTGAATATTTAACTATTATTTTATCAATAGGAGGAACTTTCTGTCTAATCGGCGCTGTCGGTGCAATTGACGGAGGTTATCACGGAATTCCTATGAACGATAATTGGTTTTTATGTGGTACTTTGTCTTTGTTAGGATTTGCTATGTTTATTTTAGCACTATACTCGCAAACGTTGTATTCTGAACAAGACTAATCAATAGAATCTAATAAAGTCGCAACTAGGTGAACTCTTTGAGTCTCACCACCATTAAAAAAGTTGTGATATTTCGTATTATCGGTAATATAACCATTTCCATTAGCTGGCATATGAAAACTATCGCCTTCAATAACCATTCTACTACCACCATTTGTTATCATTGGTATATGTAATCTCTTTTCTGGATCACGGTGCCAACTTAAACAACTTCTAGGTGGTTTCATTAGAAAACGAACACGACCTAACTTAAATCTTAATGTTAAATAATCGTAAAGAGTCTCAACATACGTGCCTTTAAATTCTGGACAAATTTGGGTGTATTTCTCTTCTTCAACTTTTTCAAGTCTTTGTTCTTCTTTACCTGAATCATCTGGATAGGTCCAATATAGACCTCTTACTTTAGGTCCAACTAAAGAATTTGGATCACCAGGTATTCTATTCACGCATATTGCGTTGAAGTCTATATTATCAGGATTGTCTGTAGAAAAACCTTTTGATTCTTTAAAATGTTCATAACAAGCTATTAGCTCCTCTAAATTAACATCTAGGTCTTCTACCGTTTGGTAGTATTTACTCATTTTTGGTCTTTCGTAATTGTATTATTTGATTTGTATTCTTTAAATCAGAAAGTTTTGGACTTTTGGAATAATGGTCTACAATACATAACCAACATTCCTGGTGAGCTGGGTCTCCATCACGCAACTTCTCTTGTAGTTCACAGCGTTTTTCCCTGCAAAAACTATATTTTCCTTTTTTAAATTTAGGTAACTTATCAATTGATTTCATTATTACCTCCTATGGATATTTATAGTGATATTGCTCATTACCAAAAAGATTTGATTTAGAACAATTGATTCAAATCAATCTACTATTTATGAGTGATTTTTTGCTAAACGTCTAGCTCCGTAAGTAATCATATAATCACAACCTGCTCTTTTGAATATTTGATATGTTTCTTCTAAACTACCAGGAGCACCTATACCTAACCATTCTCCAGATGTTTGATATGCACCACAAGGTTTACCAGTTGCTTCTTTAATAGGTTTAATTAAGTCTAAACTTGTCATACCTGGTTTAACCATTAATTCATCTGCACCATCATTTGAATATTTTACTGACCTTGCAATTGCACCTTCTCTATCATCAACATCTAATTGATATGGTCTATGAATACCTTTTGCTATCTTCATAGCACTTCTCCAATCTCTATAAAATGTAGAACGAAATTTTGTACTATAACTCATAACTTCTATATTACCATCTTTTAAAGATTTAATATTCTTAACTGTATTATCTTGACAATCACTTGGTGCTATTGTAGCACCTGACGCTGTGTAAATATCTTTTGCTGTTTGTGCTAATAATTTATCTGTTTTTTCTTGGTCACCTATAATACAACAATGTCCATCTTGCGTGTATGAACATAAACATAAATCTACAATCAATCTACATTTTGGTTGTATATCTCTTGAAAGACTAGCAGCAGTTACACATACTTGGTCAAACTTATGTGAATCAATACCTTCGTTGCCTCTATGTGTATCTGCTTTCTCTCCTAACTTAAATTCTGGTATATAAAATAAAAGAAATTCTTTTACACCTAAATCCATATCTTTCTTAACACGTTCATTAACTTCTTTCCACGCATTAAAGATTTTATTATCTTCTCCAAGTCCAGTTTCTCTTGTAGAATAACTAGCGAATATCGGTTGAATTAATCTCATTTTAACCAAGCAACTCTTTTGCCGTCTGCAATTCTTTTATCTGCAATTTCTTTTGTTGCAGGATATCTCCACGCCCATACAGCACATAGAAACATAAAACCACTTGACCATAATAATGCATTAAGATTATGTGTACTATGCCAAAGTATTGCTAATGAACTTGCCATAACAAGTACCATTGAATATTTTGCGTATTGAGGAAATACTTTATACTTTGTCCAACCTGTTAGAAACGGTCCAAAGTATTTGTGATTGTATAACCAATCGTGCCATTTTTTAGATGATTTAGCAAATGCCCAAGCGGCAATCACTAAAAATATACTGAAAGGTATACCTGGAGTTACTACACCTATATAGGCAAGTCCTATACAAATAAATCCTATTGTCATATAAAAATATTTTTTTAAATTCATATCAATCTCCTTTTGCTGAATTTGCTAACATTTGATGGTTTCTTTTATACATCAATGCTGTTCGTTGTTGTTCTTCGTGTGGTGCTACTAATTTAAATTTAGATATACCCATTTGTTCATATTTAGGTAAATCAAAATAAAATTGGCTCCACGTTATATCATCATTATAAAAAGTACGTTCCATACCTAAATGAATTAAACTACATCTCATTCCTTTTCTTTCACTTCTATTTATTTTAGAAGTTGTACCATAACAAACTTTACTAGGACAATTATAAGAACACTCTATATTCATAAACAATCTTAATAAATCTTTTCGTTTAATACTTTCTATAAATTTTAAATCATCATTACTATGTATAGGTAAAACAATCGTATCATATAAATTCTTTGCAACAACTTTTTCATAATGTTCATTATCTGTAATATCTTGTATGCAACTTGCTTCTATTTTATAATCAGGAAAATCATTTCTAATATATTCAGCTAACTTATCAGTTGCTGTAATAACTGCATTTCCTTTTCTATGATATTCTTTTAAAAACGGTTTACTTTCTTTATACTTCTCATCTGTTATAAATTTATTCTGTAAAGTAAGTTTAAGACCAATACCCTTATCATAAATCCATTCAATATCTTTTTTAAACATTTCTGGCATTTGTGCAGGACGTCCACCATATAAAGGACAATTATATTCAGTTTGCCCAAATACAGAATCTATATCTTCATATCTAAAAGAAAAGTTAGAGTATTCTTCTGCGTGTTGTATGTGTCTATCTAAAAATGCTTTGATATGTACATCCCATTGTTTTCTTGCTGAACAAGATATTATTCTTCCCATATCGCACCTGGTGGCATAGACATTAATATTGCTTTAGGATTACCTCCACTTTGTAATCCAAATTTTGTTCCTCTATCATACATTAAATTAAATTCAACGTATCGTCCACGTTTTAATAGTTGTGTATACTTATCTTGCTTCGTATATTTTAATTTCATCTTTGGTGTTATAATCTCTTTAAGTAATTGACAAAAGGTTCTACCAACATCTTTAACAAATTCAAAATGTTTATCACCATATTTGTAATCAAAGAAGATACCACCTACACCTCTTATTTCTTCTCTATGGGGTAAATAAAAATACTCATCACACCATTTCTTATATGTTTTGTAATAAAGTTTATTATGTCTATCACATAATTGTTTTAATCTGTAATGCCATAAAGTTCTTTCTATATCATCTTTCAAACACGGTGTCATATCTGCACCACCACCAAACCAACTTTTTTCTGTTTCAATATATCTTGTATTAAAATGTATTGCAGGTACTTTAGGATTCTTTGGATGTAATACTACTGATACTCCTGTTGACCAGAAGTTTCTACTATGTTTTGTACCAGGGATTTCTTTTGCGAAGTCTTTTGGAAACTTACCTATGACATTACTAAAGGCGACACCTCCCTTTTCAATCACATCGCCTTTAATTGTTTTAAAGTTACCAAACTTCCATTTGTTATCTTTAAATTTTGCTTTAGGTTCTAAATCTTCTAGTGTTTGACAAATTAACTTTTGCAACTCCATAAACCATTGCAACGATTCTTGTTTCATTACTTTATTTCAGACGCTACTTTTCTTGCAAAGTCCATATTTTGTCTTTGTAAGTTTTCTGCTTCATATGTCTTTGAAGGTACATTAGGAGGATTAAAATATAAATTACCTGACACACTTATTCTTTCGCCTGGTGTTTTATAAGACATTACGTGATGTCTTAATTGTGCAGGAAATATCCACATACCAGCAACTTCTGGAAAATAACCATATGAGTGTTGTGCCCAAGTTGGATTTTGCTGTTCACCATAATGAAACGTAACTCCACCTGGTCCATAACTCTTACCTTTATAATTTTTTCGTTCTTCTTCTAAATCAGGAACTTTTAAAAAGATAACCCAAGATAACATACCACCGTGTGAGTGTTCTGGATTTTGTTCGTTCTCTTTCATATAATTAATCCATAAATCTATAAGAGTAAATGAAGTTGAAAATTTACCATCTCTATAATCCATTACTTGACCACTATATCTTGCTGAGTCTTCAACATAACTAGTTATGTAAGGTTGGAAGTGTTCTATAAACCATTTCTTATCTTCTTGCGAATATCCTCTTTGGTCTTCCATTATACCTGCCAAGTTACTATTGCCTGAACCAGGTCTACACTTTTCACCTCTTTGTAAAAGTCCGTCTAATAATTCTTCGTGAACTTTATAGTTTGATACAAAAGGACCAAAATTTAAATTGCCACCTCTCATTATATCTATTTCTTTAACATCAGTATATTTTTTATCTGTCATTATATCCAATAATTATATTCATCTGGTTTAGTTTTATGTTCATTGTCAAATTGTCTATCTGTCCATATAGAAAAACATATTGCAATCATAGCTAACGCCATTATAAAATATAATCCCTTTCCTTCTTCCCAGTTTGTTAATAAATGCCATAACACTTGTACTCCGTTCATTTCATCATACATTGTTTTAGCTCCTCTAATAGTTTCATTACTTTATGTTTTAAAATATCCTTATTACTTAATTTGGGAATTGCTTTTAAGAATTTAGGATATTCTTTGTTTAATTTCTTATTGATGTTCATTAATAAATCTTTTGTGTTCTTCTTTTGTAATCGTTGCTTGTTTACCACCTGGTATAATTATCTTTAGTTTATCATTAAAGTATATTACAGGCGACCAATAAAACTTATCTTTATACTTATAAGGTTTATTAACATCTGGATCCGAAACGTAATCATACTTTTTTTCTATAATAGGTATCGTATCGTAATGGGTGCCGTTTTTTTCTATATTCCAACAATGATGTATGATAGGTGTTGCCTCTATGTCTGCTCTATATTCATCAATCAACCAACCTGATATAAATTCACTTCCAAAGTTTTTTGCTTCCATAAGTGTCATAGAAACGCATTCTCTTTGTTTGTAATTAATATTCGGTCTATGTTCAACCTTTTCTATGTATTGTGCGTTAGGTCTATACTTTAGAAATCGTTTTGTTGCGTCTTTCATTATTTTTACTTTTCAATAATTTATCTTTTAATAATAACTTCATTTTCTTCAAGTCTTTGAGTTCTCTCCAAGACGTAAATGTTCTATCGTTATTTCTTACCTCTTCTTGTAGATTTACTTTTCTTTTTAAGTCTTTGTGATTTGCTTTTAATTCCGCCATATTGTGTCCTTTCGTCTATATCGTGTATTCGTGGATTGTAACCTTTTGGCCAATTCAAATTTAAAGTTAATGTTGAATCATCTTGACTTATTATTCTTATCTGGTGTCCTGTGGGTGTTGAATTGTCCCAATATCGTTCATAGTTATTTAAGTTAATAACTTGATGTTTTAGTTTCTTTGATTTTTTCTTGACTGAATCAAACATACCCGAATTGGGTGTATTGTTTGCGATATCATCTAAAAAGGAATCTTTGGGACTCATATTAAAATCATAAGTGGCACCGTAGATACCACTATCTTCCTTTTGCGCTATTTTTTGTGCAAAGGTCTCCATATTTAATTTACTCATATCATAATCTCCTATAATACTATTTATATGCTAACCGTACAGTATGCTAATGCCAATATTATAATAGCAAACACAAAAATATAAAGATATTCTATTAACATTTTATTCATATCATAATCTCCTATAATACTATTTATAAGAGCAAAAGTCAAGTCTGCGCCACGCCCAAACTTTAAGACATTCAGAAGATTCGCAAAAATTTTAGAGTTGACAAATAGCCATTTACCTGTTATTATAAATATAACTTTAGAAGGTTAAAGTGCTTATTACAGACGTACCATCTAAAAACAAAATCATCATATCATCAAGCCATCATAGTCACTGCTTTGCTGACGTAGACTTTATCGTCTATTGTCAAAAGGCGTTATATAGTAAATCACCATATAGAGTAAGAATAGAAGATTGGGAGCCAGACTACTGCGTTGCTTATAT